CCGGGGCCGCCGCCGGGGGTCGGTCGGCGGTGGGGCGCTCGGCGACACCGGCCCGCACGGCGGCGAGCGGCAACGCATGATGCACGAGGTAGGGGATCCACCCTCGCGCCATCCACTGGAGGTCGCCGGCGCCAGCGGCGAGCTCGACGTGCGTCACGCCGAGCGCGTCCAGGTCGGCGCACCCGCGCTCAACCAGCGCGCGGGCGAGGCCATGGCCGCGGACGGGCGGCGCGAGGTAGAGCCAGTGCGCGGCGCAAAAGACGCGCGGCTCGCCCATCGCGCGTTCCGAGAGCTCGCCGCCGAGGAAGCCGACCAGCTCGCCCGTGTCGTCATCGGTCGCGACGTAAAAGAGCAACGTGGGGTCGCTCTCGATGCGCCGCGCCGTCAAGAGCGTGAAGCTGTCGAGATCGTCCGGCCCGGTGGTCGGGTACGGTTGCGGCCGGGTCGCCTCGATCTCGGCGACGAGCGCCCCGTAGAGCCGGCGGAGCCCGGGCACGTCGGTGAAGGTTGCGGGGCGGATCATGCGACGGCCTCGAGCCCGCGCGCCTCGCCGGATGGCGGCGGGTCGGGCAGCGCGAGCAGCTCGTCGAGGAGCGCCAGCGCGCCGCGGTAGCGCTCGACCGTGCGCATGGCCTCAAGCAGCTCGCCGTGCACCGCAGCACGCCGCGTCTCGAGAGTTGCCCGGGCAAGGTGCTCGCGGTCATCCGTCATTCAGGCCACCCGCGCGATCCAGAGATGCGGAAGCGCCGTCCCCGTCGCCGTGAGGATCGCCGCGCCGGAATCCTGCACCGCGTTCAGTTGGACCACTTCGCCCGCGCTCAAGCTCATCAGCGTCGCCACCGTCAAATTGACGACATTGGGCGCAATGGCCCCAGTCTGTACCGCGACGGTGCCCCCACCGGTCGTCGAGAGATAGGCCGTTCGACTGGCGCCCCCCCCGGTCGGCGGAAACCCAAACCCGCCGCCGAACACATAGAGACCCGCTTGCTGGATCGTGAAACGATCCGGGGTGCCCGCACTATAGAGACCGCCGACGTTCACGTTGATCGTATCGTAGCTGAGAACGGTGCTCGCCCCCGAGGCAATAGATTGCTGGCTCGATCCCCGGAACACGCGCGCATAGGTTTGCAAACTGAGCTTCGGCCACGTGACCGCGCCGGCGGCGAGATCGACCGTGGCGATCGCCCCATCGGCGATTTTGACACTCGTCACGGCGCTATCGGCGAGTTTTGCCGTGGTGACCGCGCCGTCAATCAAATTGGCCGTCCCCACATTGCCATTCCACGCGGCGTAGATCGTATCGAGGTCGGCGTCCACCTCGCTCGCGAGAATGTCGGGAAAGCCCGCCGCCACCTTGGCCTGATACGTGGTGGTGCTCCCCTCTTTGAGTGGTCGCGTGACTGCCATGCCGTGTTACTCCCCGATCACCCGAGCTCGAATGCCATGAGGCCACATCCCGTATTCGCCGCGATAAAGGCCACGGTGGAGACGCCGGCGCTCAGATTGACCTCGAGCGCGTAGACGTAACTGCCCGCCGCCGGCACGATGTCGAGCCACGGGAGCGACGGCACCGCCATGATGACGTTCGTCCCGCCCGCCGCCCCAAAGGCCGTGTTGCAGAGGTGCGTGCCGTCGCGCGTCCAGCGAACCATCACGTTCCCGGGCGCCGACGCGATCGCGGCGGTTAACCCATGATTCGCAAACAGGAAGACGGGATTGGCCCCACGAGTGACGAGCGCCGGCAACGTCGCAACACGGATCCAGCTCCCGATCGTGTTGGTGTTGAAACTGGTAATGGCGACGAAGGACGACGCGCCGGGGAGCGCGCCTGGCGCCAACTTCGCGCGCGTGACAGTCCCGTCCGTGAGATCCGACCCACTCACGGCCCCCGGCGCGAGGGTCGGATTCGGGTACGTGCCCGTCAGATCTCCCCCGGCCGCGCCGCTCGGCGGGAGCGTCGTCGGCATCGTGACGCCCGTGACCTTCGCCCACGCCACACTGACGATCTTCGGATCCGTCACCGCGCCGTCGGCAATCTTGGGCGTCGTGACCGACGCGTCGGCGAGGTTGCTCGTGCCGACCCCGCTATCTTGCAGCTCGCGCGGCCCGACCGAGTCCGCCGCCAGCTTGGCGCTCGTGATCGCGCCGTCACGAATGTTGACCGTGTCGGCGCCGCTATTCCACGCGCCGTAAATGGTATCGAGGTCGGCGTCCATCTCGCCCGCGAGAATGTGCGGGTAGCCCGCCGCGACTTTCGCGACGTACGTCATGACGGCGCCTTGCTTCGGCGGGCGGGGAATCTGCGCCATTACTGCGTTTCCCGGCTGGACGGTTGCACGCGGAGCTCGAAGTCGCGCAGGTCGCACGGATTCGGGTCGACGTGCGTCAACGTAGCCGAAAAGAGCCGGCCCCGCGGCTCGGGCACCGGGCATTCAAATTCGCTCAGGATCCACTGGAGCATCGCCCACGACGCGGTATCCCAGATGCCTGTGTCCCACACATCGCCGCTCGTGACGGGTACGTTGAGCGTCCCGGCGACGCCGTACCGATGATCGGCGGTCACCAGGATCCCGATCGACGTCGACTCAAAGACGTTGGCGACGACGCGCGCGCGCTTCGCAATCTTTGGTGTCAGGGGCGCATTGCCGTCGAGGTCCGCCGTGACGAGCCGCGAGACGATCGGGACCGCCGTGTCTTGCGCCCACTGGTCGACGTTCCAGTGTGCGACGTTCCACTGGCCGCCCGTGCGCGGCCCGCTCGGGTCCATGTACTGGTCGGCCTGGTCGAGGAGCACGAAGAATGCGACGCTCGCATCCTGCGCCGCCCACGCGCGATCTTCCTCCGCCGGATGATTCGGCGCGCGCGCTGCGGCGCTGTACCCCGGCGTCGTATGCGGCCCCCACCACGCCGGCGGATCGCCGAGGCCGCGGCGGAGGTCGAGCCACCACTGTTGCGTCGGCTCGTCGCCGCCCGGCGGCACGAGCGCCAGCTTGTAAAAGCCGCGGTGATAGATGGCCCAGCACCGCGTGCGCTCGGGCACGGGCACCGCGCGCACCGCTGGCTCGATCGGCCAGCCGACGTCTTTCGGCTCCGCTTGCTGCGGCGTCAAGAGATAGACGCTCCGCTTGCCGCAAAAGAGCACACCGAGCGGCGTCGACGCCACGGTGCGGTCCCCGATACACCCGACCTCGTCCGACACTTGCACGAGCGTCGCCTGCGGGTCGTCGAGCGGGTCGCCGAAGTAGAGCCACGTACTCTGCTCCGTCATGATGCCGAGCGGCGACGTCGGGCTCCGATTCGTCGAGGACAACGTCGCGACGGCGAGCGCCGTCACCGGGTCGCCGAGGTCCGGCGTCACGGCGCCCGCCGGGAAAAAGAGCGCTTGGTCATAGAGCGATTGCTCGAGGCCGGGGACGAGCACGTTGGTCGCCCACACGCGCCGCGCCGTGGCGTCGAGCCCGCCGGCGCCCCACAAGCGGCCGCGGTGCGCAATCAGATGCGCGCCGCGCCGGACGACCGTCGACGGAATCGGCACGACCGCCGATTCCACCGCGGGATCGTCCCACAAGGCGAATTGGTCGACGCCAGCCGACGCCGACAATCCGGCCGGGGTCTGATCGTGCGCGCCCTCAATCTCCTGGTCGACGCCGGCGAGAAAGAGATGGTAGAGCTCGCCCGTCCCGAGCGCCACGGTCGGCGCCTGAAACCCGAGGCGTTGGCGCCCGCTCCCGGCCGTCGTCACGGTGCGCACGGGCCCGACCTTCGTCCAGCGCTGCGTCGATGCCTGGTAGATGGCCCAGCGGTAACTGTAGGTGCCCGCGAGCACGCGGGCGAGCTCGTCGGCAATCGCCGTCGCGACCTGGCCCGTATCGTCGAGGAGCGCCAGCGGCACGAGGTCGACCGCCGCCGCGCCGAGCGGCACTTGCTTGATGGGGTCGACGTCGTTCCCGACGTACAGCGTATCGCCGACGGCGGCGGCCCCGTAGCGCAGATCCTCGGTTGGGCCAGCGGTAAACGCGCCGTTCGTCACGGTGACGATCGGGGCGTCGTTGATCGAGACGTAGAGCTGATCCTTGGCGACGAAGTAGAGATAGCGCGTGCCGTCGCTCCCGCTACAGTAGAGGAGCGGGTCGACGCGCCCGGGTTGCGGCAACCGTTGCCACGGCGCGCTCCCGCGCCGCTTGCTCAACACCAACGTCAGATCCGGCACCCAATTCTCGCACCGCGTGACGAAGCCAGGCGGCACGAAGGCGGAATCCATCGCGAGCATGGTGCCCTGAAACCGCCGGACGGGAATCGGCACTTCGCGGTCGGCTGCGCCCGGCATCTAGTCGCCCCGGAACGGCCGGCCAAAGTAGACCGGGTCTAAGGGAATGTCGGCGCGTTGCGCGCGGAGCGGCGCCGCCCCCCGGCGGATCATCGCGAGCAGGTTGTCCCGCGCGGCGGCCTCGGCTTGCGCGCGGGCGTCGCGCTCATGCTCGAGCGCGAAGACGTAGACCGCTTGCACGAGATAATTGTGGTACGGGAAGACGGGCACGTCGGCGGGCTCGAGCGCCGGGAGCGGGTCGGGTGGCAAGCGTTTATACCGGAGCCGCACGTCGATGCGCCGCCCGGTCGGATCGGGCGCGAGCTGCGCCGTCAGATCGCTCCGCGACACGGCCCAATATTGCGGCACGCCGCGGCTCGTGCCCGCGGGCGACGCAATCGCCGTCAGCTCGTCGGGAGAGAGCTCCGTCGCAAAGCAATTCGCTTGCGGCGTCCCGTCAATCGCGAGGATTTGGAACGCATGGTCATCCTGCGCCTGCATGAAATCGTCGGGGAGGACGACCGTCGGGCTCGTGACGACGAGCGGCGCGGACACGTAGAGAAACGGCCAGTCGGCGAGCGTGTAGAGCTCAAAGAGGTGTTGCGCGAGAAAGTCGGCGGCGTCGGCGTCGAGCGCGCGGTTGCCCGCGCGATTCAACGCGAGGTCACGGATTTTCTGCCGCGTGTACCGCCCCGGCGGGATAGTCGGCACGCTCGACGTCCTCCTCTACCGCGGGCGGCTCGGGCACGCCGAGCTCGCGACGGAGCTGCGCGACCGCGTTGGCGTAGACCGCGCGCTGCCGCTCCTCAAAGTGCGCCCCGGCGTCGAGGAGCGCGGCATTGTTCGCCTGCACGCGCTTCAGCGCGGCGGCCCCGGCCGCGGTGAGCGCGACCTCGAGCTCGGCGGGCCCGTACGCCGTGAACGCAATGGTCACCTGCTCGCCCTCGCCCGTCACGCGGACGAGCTGGCCGGAAAAGGGCGGCGTCGGCCGCGCGGCGGACCCTTTGGCCATCATGCGCGTTGAATCGCCCGCGCGCGCTCCGCGAGCGGCGCGTCCAAGTCGAGCAGCCCGGGGTTGCCGTTGTCGGTATTCCGGGCGGCCTCGACGAGTCGGGCCCGATGCACGAGCTCCAAGATGGTGCGCGCCTCGCACTCCCAGACCTCGACCGTCCCGAAAAAGGCCCGCTCGTTGATGCGCACGAAGACTTTGTTCGGGAGCACGGGCACGTCGATTTCCACGCGCGCGCACCCCGGATGCAGCTCACGATGCGTCGCGCGGCGGAGCCGCCCGACGATGCGCCGCGCCATCGCTTTCGAGCCCTCGTCGTCGAACTGCACGACGTCGCGCCACGTCTGGTTGAGCGCCTGGACGACTTCGGGCGTCAAGCGCGCACGGTCCTCGAGCGCCTCGGCGGCGATCAGCTCGGGATCGGGCTCGCGCTCGGGCATCGGCCCGTCCTCCTCGAGCGGCGGCGGCTCGGGAACCACCGCCGACACCTTGGGCGGCCGGCCGCGTGGGCGGGTCATGACGGCCTCGCTCATGAGAACGCGCTCTGGCACTCGAAGCGCCGGAAGAAGTCCGTATTCAAGATGCACGTCTTGGTCATGAACTTGAAGCCGGCCTTGCGGCGCTGCTTCAACGGATCGGAGTCGCTCGCCGTCGCCGGCGTGAGCGTGGTCTCGACGCGCGACCCGATGGCCGGCACGGCAAACGCGCTCTTGCCAAACACGTAGCCGATGTGGACGGCGCCCGTGGCCGGCGGATCGGCGGCGGCGGGGGCGCCCGTGGCGCTATAGCCGACCGAGGTCGTCGCGGCGGCACTCGTCACGGCCTTGGCGACGACGCCGACGTACTGCGCGCCGAGCGGCTTCTGCACGGTGGTCTGATAGGTCGGCACGGTGCCGCCCTCGGCGCTCACGTACACGTTGTAGCGGCCCTCGGGGGCCGTCGCGGTGATCGTGAACGCGACGGTGTACGCCGCGGCATTCGTCACGCTCGCGGTGGCGATCGGCTTGACGTCGAGCCCGGAAATCGGATCGGCGAGCGCCACGACGACCTTGACGGTCGAGCCGGCGGTGAAGCCCGTCTCGCCCGTGCCCGCGGCCTGGTTGGTGGCCGAGGCGCCGCCCGCGCCCGTCGCGAGGAGCGACACGATGGGGAGCAGGTTCGAGCGCTTCCACCGGATCCCGCGCCACCGGCCGATCTCCGCGTTCATCAGCGCCGTCGTCTCGGCGTACTGATGCGACAGCACAAACGTGTTGTCCTTCGCGATGTCCTGTTCGTTGTACGGGTCGACGACCCCGGCATACATCGAGCCCGGGAACGTGGGCGCCCCCAACTGGCGCAACGTGGCGACGATGCCCGAAATGAAATCGGTGGTCGGCACGTCGCCGGCGGCAAGGGTCGTGCGCGACAGCTTGCCGCCGGGGAACACGACCTGGCCCGCGCCCATCAGGACTTTCTGGATCTCGCGGTCCTGCAATTCGGCCGACGCATTGCCGAGGCGATCCTTGGCGGCATTCAGCGCCGGGTGCTTGGTCGTCATCAGCGCCACGTCGGTGAGCGACACGACCATGCCCCATTGCTCGAGCATGGCCTGCACCTTGTTGACGACGAGCGGCGTGGCGTCGGGCGTGATGCCCTCAGTCAGCGGCGCGCCGGGCAGCGCGAGGCGCTCGTATCGCTGGGCGCTGTAATTTTTCCCTTCGCCTTCCGGCATCGTCGGCGTGTCGCCGATGTCCTGAAACACGGTCAGCTTCTCGGCGACCGCGAGCAGCTCGTCCTGCAACCAGAGCGGCGCGAGGTCGTTGGCTAGCGTCGTCGAGGTGGCCAGCCCCGGATCATTGTAGTTGTACGTACTTCCAGGCATGGCGGCGTCCTCCCTCTAGAGCGCGGCGCCCTCGAGCGCCTTGCGTTTCTCCTCGAGCGTCATGCGGGCAAAGTCCTCGCGCGAGACGGGCACGCGCGGCTGCTTGGTCGGCTCCGGGCCGGCTTTCTGCGCGCTCGAGCCGCCCTCGGTGACGGCGGCCCCGGCGCTCGCGGCACGGGCCGCGTTGTCGCCGGCGCGTTGCTGCGCGCGTTGGTCGACCAGCGTGTCGACGTACTTCGGATCGTCCATGCGCCGGGCTTTCACGAGGGCGACGGCCTGCTTGCGCGTGAGAATCTGCCCGCGCTGGCGGTACTCGGTGCGCACCCGATCAGCTTCCTCGGCGAGTGTCTCCTGATACTGCGGGACCTCTTGCCGGACCTGAATCAGGTCGACCGTATCGGCCATGCCCTCGATGCCCTGGAGGAGCGGCGCGGCGAGCACTTGCATGAACGCGCCGAAGATCGGCGCGTGCGCTTGCACCGCGTCTTCCGTCCACTGGCCGCCGAGGCTCGCCGCAATCTGCAATGCCTGCTCGCGTGGCAAGCGAATCAGCGGCATCGGCCCCTGCTGCTGCGGCTGCTGCTGCGGCGCGAGCAGGCGGAGCGTGCCCTCGAGGGCGGCGCGCTGCGCCCGTTCCTCCGCGAGCTGGCTCTCGACCTTCTGGAAGCGCGCGCCCCAATCCTCGGCGGCCGGGGCGCCGGCCTCGGGGGGCGGGCCACCAGGCTCGGCGGTCGGGGCGGGGGCGGGCGTTGGTTGCTCGTCGGCCATGGGTCCTCTCTACGGAATCGGGC